GTCATACGTGGCTGACATCGTTAGTAAGGGGGGCTTGACATGGCGACTAAAAGAGCTTAATATAGCCCTAGGCCCTTTACGAAAGGGTGACTTCATAATTGTGGCGGCACGACCTGAGACAGGTAAGACTACCTTCACAGCAAGTGAGGCTAGTCACATGATGGGCCAACTAAAATCTGATGAGCACGTAGTGTGGATTAATAACGAGGAGAGTAGCAACAAGGTTATGATGCGTGTCATTCAGGCGTTCCACCAGACCACAACAGGCGACTTGTTAGCCAACCCCAGTAAATACGAAAACGAGTTTACTAGTAACGGTGGTGATAGGTTTCTCATACTAGACGACGACAGTGGGATTAAAAATGTTACTAAAATTGCAGCATTGTTCACAGAGTACAAACCCGGTCTTATTATCTTTGACCAACTGGATAAGGTGCATGGGTTTAATACTGAGAGTAGAGACGATTTGCGTATCGGCAGGCTTTATGAGTGGGCACGTGACTTAGCTAAGGAATACTGCCCAGTCATTGCGATTAGCCAAGTAGACGGTACAGGAGAGGGTGAGAAGTGGATACAGATGAACCAGCTACGCGGTAGTAAGACTGATAAGATTGGTGAGGCAGATGCCATTATCACTATTGGTAAGAGTAACGAGGTAGGTTTAGACTTACAGCGTTACATACATGTACCAAAGAACAAGTTGTTTGGTGGGCCAGACTCGTTAGAGGCACACAGACACGGTTGTTTTGAGGTAGACATACAACCTTCAAAAGCGAGGTATGTTAGCAAATGGAGAACCTAAGTGAACCTATTTATAGACCTAGAGACAACCATTAGATGCCCAGTGGGTACACACAAGGCCAACCCCATGTGGGTAGGCAACTTAATCGTTGCGTCTGGTATAGCGTGGGATGAGTGCCCGGTAAGTGTTTCTTACGACAGAGATGGTTTAAGGCCAACAGACTTAATCAAACAGTGTGGCGAAGCAAGCATGGTGATTGGTCACAACATTAAGTTTGACCTACTGTACATATACCGCGCTACTAGTAACGCACTACCCCGTGTATGGGACACACAACTAGCAGCATACTTGCTGTCAGGTCAGCGTCACTTGTACGCTAGTTTAGACGAGTTGACTGAGGAGTATTTAACTACTGATACCCTTAAAGATACAGAGGTAAAAGCCTATTGGAAAGCCGGTATAGACACAACAGAGATACCGGAGACGCTGTTATTACCCTACCTGAAGCTAGACGTAGAGAACACCCGTGCTATCTTTGCCAAACAGTGGGTAGAGGCAGAGCAGTTAGACATACTGCCCTTGATGTTCACACAAATGGACGCACTGAGAGCGACTATAGAGATGAACCGCCACGGTATGCGGTTAGACTGGGACTTTGTTGCGGCACAGAGGCAACACTATGGTGACAAGCTTACTGAGGCAGTTAAACAAGCTGAGGACATAGCACCAGACTTAGACACAGCTAGCCCTAAGCAGTTGTCTTTGTATTACTTTGGTGGAAATCAGAAGTATAAGGTTAAGGAGCTGGTCGGTACGTATTTAAATGGTAATGATAAGTTCAAGGTAGTTGAAAAGGTGCGGGTGCTGGAAGGTAAGTACGCACCCCAAGCAGAGGTAGGGAAGAGTGGTTACCACAGTGTAGACGACAGTGTGTTACAAGTGTTAGCTGCACGCGGTGATAATCTTGCCCCAGTGTTACTAGTAATACGAGAAACAACTAAGATAAAGGATACATATTACGACGGCCTTAACAACCTACGGTTTCCTAACGGGAATATATACCCCAACCTTAATCACACATCAACAAAGACAGGTAGACTGTCATCAACCAACCCTAACCTACAGAACCAAACTGACACAGGCGACGTTAAACGTGCCTACGTAAGCCGCTTTAAGGATGGTGTTATCTTAGAGTTAGACTACGCACAGCTAGAGATGGTTGCGTTAGCATACTTGTCAGAAGACACACAGCTAATAGCGGACATTAACGATGGTAAAGACATGCACCGCGAACTATATAAGGAAATGTATGGTAGACATCCAACTGATAAAGAACGAAAACCGTTCAAGCGATTTAGTTTTCTACTGGTCTACGGAGGTGGAGCTGCTACACTTATGGCGCAGAGTGGTTGTGATAGAGCAACAGCTAACAAGTTTATTAAAACATTCTACAAACGATATAAAGGAGTTAAGATATACCATGAACGAATAGTTAACCGAGCAAACATGTTAGCTGTAATAAGCTACGACCCCGCTAAGACAGGCCCTAAGTACACGTACTTTCACACCAGCCCAACAGGTAGACACTACATTTTTAACAAGTACCCAAGTGATTACAAGCCCGGTACACTGTCGTTCAGCCCAACTGAGCTAAAGAACTGGCCTATACAAGGCTTTGCAACAGGCGATGTAGTGCCTATGATGGTGGGAATATTGCAACGTAAGCTAGAGGAAGGTGGACACGCTGCTGATGCATTACTAGTAATGACTGTACACGACTCTGTAATACTTGACGTAAGACGAGAAGTGTTGTATACTGTAGCTGAGTTAGCAAAGAAAACGTTAGAGAGTGCACCAGAGCACTTAAAAAGCATCTTCAATATCGACTTTCCGTGTAGGCTCGGAGTAGGTGTTGAGGCAGGAATCAATTGGCAAGACACAAAGGAATTAGTATGACATACATTGTAGAACAAATGGGCGAGAAAACAGTAAACACAAAGTTCGGCCCTAAGTCGGCGTACTCTATGAAGGCGAGTGGTGAGTGGTACTCATGCGGTTTCAAGAAACCTAAGCTTGACATCGGGGATGAGATTGACTTTCAGTTTACAGAGAATGACTATGGTAAACAGATGGACGACAAGAGTGTCCGTGTCATTACTAAAGGTTCTGGTGGTAGTGCACCAGCTACGGCTGGTAGTAGCCCGCCAGCGGCCCGTACAGGTGGCTTTGTAGCTAAGGTGTTCCCTATCCCTTACCTACATGGTGACCGTGCCATTGTGCGGCAGAACAGCGTAACAAACGCCACTAAAATGGTAGGTGACTCCCTTGTCCGGCAAGGCCTAGGCGGCAGCATGTCGTTTGAGGAGACGGCAGAGAAGATTATTATGGTTGCACGTATGTTTGAGGCATACTCATGTGGGGACTTAGATGTGGAAGCTGCTGAGAAGCTGACGGCTAGCAAGTGAAGAGCATAGACACCCTCGTAGAGGACATCTTCAAGGTGGTAGAGGGGGGCTTGCCCCCTGCTACTAGTAACAACAAGGTTGATATTAGCTACGACAAGTGGTTTAATACTGAGCCGAGAGTTCGTGAGGATAAAGTAATTTATTTTAGTGAGGTAGGCGACCCTTGTCCACGCCGCTTGTGGTACAAGTATCACATGCCTAGTGTGGGTAAGGCTTACGATGGTAGGACGTTACTTAAGTTCTTCTACGGAGACATACTGGAAGAGCTGGTTCTTAACGTAGCAGAGGATGCGGGACACACAGTGACTGGAAAGCAAGACCGCGTTGTGTATGACATAGGCAACGGCTGGATAGTTAGGGGGCGCATTGATGCAATCATTGACGGAGCTATGGTTGATGTTAAAAGTGTAACTAAATACTCAGAAGAAAAGTTTAAGAACGGTTTGCAAGATGACCCGTTCGGATACTACCAACAACTAAACGGATATGCTGCTGCTACTAATAGCCCTACTGCTGGTTTCCTTACTATTCAAAAAGAACTAGGACACGTTAACTACTACCCTATTGAGGTTAGTAAGAGTTTGTTTAAGCTGCAAGCAGACAGTGCTGTGGAAATACTAGAGATGAGTAGTCCCGACACCATGCCTAGATATGACCCAGTACCAGCTAGTAAGACAAGTAAGAATACAAAGTTATGTACATCTTGTTCCTACTGTAACTTTAAGAAACAGTGTTTCCCTGAGTTGCGTACATTCATATACGCAAATGGGCCACAGTTCCTAGTTGATGTGGTAGACTTGCCGCGTGTACCGGAGGTACTAGATGAAAGTAATAGCTGAGAGATATGTCCTTAAACACAAGCAGACTGGGTTACTAGTAACACAACAGAATAGTGATACGCCTAAGTTGTACAAGAGTATCCTACAGTCTTTACCAGACCACGTGTTGTATAAATGTTTCCTAGTAATGGCTGACTTACCAGATGATGAGGTGGATGAATGAAGATACTAGTAATACCTGACTGTCAAATTAAAGAGGGTGTGCCGACAGAGCACTTAACTTGGGCAGGTAAAGCCATTGTTGATTACCGACCTGATGTGGTAGTTAACATTGGTGACTTTGCAGACATGCCTAGCTTGTCTACGCATGATAAAATTGGGAGTAAATACTTTGAGGGAAAGCGTTACAAAACAGACGTTGAAGTGGCGAAGCAAGCTATGGGGCAGCTTCTTAAACCATTACGCGACCTTCAGAGAACACAAAAGGAGACTAAGCATAAAGTATATAAACCTAGGTTAGTGCTTACTATGGGCAACCATGAGAACCGCATTAATCGTGCAGTCAACAACAACCCTATGTTAGAAGGTGTAATATCCGCTGACGACTTAGGGTATTCCAAAGATTGGGAAGTACATGAGTTTCTTAAACCTGTTTTCATCGGTGGTGTCGGCTTCTGTCACTATTGGCCTGTCGGTGCTATGGGGCGTCCCGCTAGCTCTGCAGCTGTCATTGTTAATAAGCTACACATGTCTTGCGTTGCTGGTCACCAGCAAGGTAAACAAGTAGCATACGGAAAACGGGCTGACGGTACACCCATCTGTGGGATTATCGCTGGCTCGTTCTACCTACATGACGAAGACTACATGGATGCTCTGTCCAACCGCCACTGGCGTGGTCTAGTTGTGTTGAATGAGGTAAAAGACGGTGGCTTTGATGAGATGTTTTTGTCTATGAATTACTTAGGTAAGAAGTACAATGAACTATAATGATAAACTATGGAAGGTACGGCAGTTTATTGAGGAGAACTTTGAAGACCCTGTAGAACTAACTATAGCGTTAGGTCTATCCGTGGAGGACATCATAAACCTATTACCCGACGTACTAGTAGCAAACTACCGTAAATTCTATGCAACCGACGAAGAAACCGACGACCCAAGCGACTTTGAAACTAGGGAAACCGACGAAGGAGTTGGAGAAGATTGGGAAGACTAGGAAGATAGTGTCAGTGCAAAGCACACAAGAGAGGGACTGGGAAGAAGCTGTAGTAGAGTTTAAGAAAACAGACGGCGAGCTTGACAGTTATAGAGATGTGTGATACACTGTTATTAGTAACACGGGGACAACAAAATGACACGAGAAGAACTATTAGCAGACGGTACACAGTACTGCTGCTACTGCGGGTGCGAGGTAAATGCACGGTTCCAATGCTGCGGTGAGAATCACTTTCAAACATTTGCTCAGATGTCTGCCGATGAGCAGGACGAGTTCTTGGACAACGAGGAGTGCGCCGCGCTTTACACATCAACACAACCACAGAAGCCTTGGGTTGGGTTAACCGAGGAGGAGGTGGAGCAGATTGTTGATGAAAACACGCATAACGATGAAGGCTACCAATTCTGGTGTAGCGGCAAGGGTGTTGCTGAGGGAGTTGAGGCATTATTAAAGGAGAGGAACACATGAACGAACGAATTAAAAAACTTGCTGATAAGAT